TGGTGATATTAGCCAATTCGTAGCCTGCATCACGAAGAGCATCAACAGCAAATGCCGTGGTTGTACCAAGAACGTTAGGAACGATGATGTTTCCGCTTCCTACTCCGTCATATGCGGTTAGAGCAGTGGTGCTCTCAACCTTGCCACGCTGACCTGTAATAAGGCCACCGTTAGCTGCATTTGTTACAGTGAACTGCTGCTGGTTAGCAGTAGCTACTGTTGCGTTTGAAAGGTTGTAAGACCCAACTGTAAGACCAGTAATGTTTACAACATCACCTGGGTTAAGTTCATTGAAGGACTTGTAAGTAACAGTTGTGCCGTTACCTGAGGCTTCGGTAACAATAAAGTTACCAACAGCTGGGAGATAAGCAGGGTATCCTGCCCACCCTGATTCCGCGTTTACGTGGTTATCAAGAGCTGCATCAAGACGTGCGCTAGCAACCTGGGTGGTCGCTGACCATCCGTAGTCGCCGCTTCCGCCGCCTGTGTTTGAAATTGTGGCAGCACGGTCGTCGTTTGGCTGCATAGGGAGGTTGCCCCACGCAAAATCGACTGTCTGCTGACCTGAAGAGTCTACTGACATGTTGTACCTATTCTCTAGAGTGGTAGTTGACGCCTGATATCGGGGGCGCTGGTACTAGTATCTAAGAGAACAAGAGGAATGTCAGGCTCTACTCGTTTACATCAGGGGCGTGAAGATTTAGCTTGGTCTTGTGATGGTACGGAGTTTCAGGCTTAGTCTTGTCGTACCTGACTCCTCTGATGTAGTCCCTAGTAAAAGAGCTTCCACCTCTAGAATCTAACTCGGCCCTGTAGGAAGAGAACTCTTTGTAATGACGGTTGATTTCAGGGTCATCCTCAATACTCTTATGCACCAGCTTAAACTCTTCTAGTTGAGTCTTATGTATTGGAATAAAAAAGAGAACTGGGTCTCCCTTTTTAAAGGTGACCAACTTATCTACCTCAGTAATCTTCCAGTTCATAGTAGGCGACATATAAATCCAATCGCTCTCTACTATTCCTGACAGAGGGGCTGCCCCTGGTATAACCAGGTTAGGACCACCCATAAACCAAAGGTTCCAGTCTGGAGAGGTTCTAGGTATAGCGTTTAAGTGAAAAGTAACAACCCCATTACCAGTCCCGTTATTAACAAAAGAACTTGCGCCACATATGATGGTTGTTCCTTCAGCCTCTGGTCTTCCGTTCCATGTAACCTCAACATCGTGCGGTAGACGGACACACCACCCATGTCTTGCGGCGTATGTCATCGGAAGACAACGATAAGCATAAGAGTTTACTAACTCATTCATCCATTCTCTGTCCACAGGGCTTTGCTCTATAGGCAGTCGTTGACCCTTTGGGAACAGGTGATAAAATTCAATTTCCATTTTTCTCAGCATACCAGCTATAGAATAGCTTACCTAAATCACATTTTGTTATTTTATAAAGGTCAGTTAAAGGCCTTACGTCAAACAACTCTTCTGGACCAATTACATTGTTTTTCAGAATATCTATAATTCTGTTTGTAGTTGGAACTCTTCTTGTACTGTGTTCTTGCGGATAATCGGTCCAAAGTTTAGGTCTACTAAAATTAACAGACCTAGACTCATCTATATGATACAAAGGTGGGGTTGCAGGTATATAAACATCCCAACCAGCGGTATATGCCCTTAGGCTGTTTATGATTTCTTCGCCCCAAAAACCAACCCAATCAGGCTGGATTATGCTTGTAAAGAATTCGCGCTTTCCAAATATAAAATGACCACATAGATACCAACCTAACTCAAGCTCCCTATCGCCAGCGTCTGTGCTGTCCGATGGCATAGGGACTAGCTCGTGGTATTCATCAAATACTTTCTTGCTGCCACCAGAGTTAAATATAAAATAAGAAAAGGTTTTTACTCTTTTAACTATAGCTTCTTTGCCGTTACCTTCGTAAAACCAGTTTGGCAAATAGATACTTAATAAGGATTTATCGTTATTTAAAGATTTATGCAGCCTTAATAAGGTTGTATCCCATCCTTGGTCAAATCTTGTATGAGAATCTATCTGTAGAACATACTCTTCATCATCCAATAGGCACATAGCTCTGTTTCTACAATCACATACGCTGAAGATAGACCCTGGCAATTGACAATCTACCCTTACCCTATTTCCATAGGTATTGGGTATTAGATTTTCATCTTCTTTTTGCTGTAGAAACACTCCCACAGTAATATTTTGTGGGTTGTCAGCTTTTCTAAATAGGTCATCAATTGTTGATTGAATTACAGGGTCTCTGTAACAGGCAATCGTTACGTAGATGGAGTTAGGTCTCGTCCCCATTTTCCTACTGGACACTCCGCATTCTTGAGTAGTGTTTTAGCCTTCATTATGCATCCGCACTTTTTGCACTGAGTGGTAGCGCTAATAAAGTGCTCACAACCTTTACAAAGGTCATATCTAGAAGCAGCTATATCATCAGTTGTTCGTTGAAGCGGGTCAATAAGGTGCCAAGGGCGTGCTTCACCTAGGTTCTTTTTCCACTGTTTCCAAGCAGAGAGTTTTTCTTCTGACATTATGCGCCTTCTGTTGGTGGAATAAATTCTGTACCATCCCAGGTCCAACCAAAAGCAACTGGGCTGTCTACTGGGATTGGCACAACTTTAGGGTCAGAGGATAAACCTGCTATACAGCGCTTTTCTACATCTCTGATGTCATATGGGTTATTTTCGTCTAGCGAGATAACACCAAAAACATCACCATCTGCAATAAATGCAAACTTATGAGTTGCTTGGTACAGCTCGGTGCCTTGGGGCAACATGTCATCCATAGTTATATCCTATCATAGTTAGAGAATACAGTTAGATTGAGACAAGCAACGACCACGGAAATCTCGGCAGAAGCAACTTGATGATGGTGGTGGCGGTGGGGTTGGAGGAGTTGTAGGTGCAGGAGCATTACAACGGCAAACACCATTAACAATAGACCATGTACCAAGGCAAGGACCAGCGCATGTAGGCGTTGCGGTAGGTGGTGTTGGAACCACAATTGGTGGTGAAGTTGGAGGCGGAGTTGGAGGTGATGGAGGGGGGTTGCAACCAGAAGCTCCTGGGCAGTTGCATGGGTATCCACTTATTGCTACAGAGTAACCAAGTGATGGGCAATAGGTAAATTGAGAAGGCTCAACATAACAACCTATAAATACATTTGATGTATTTGGACAAGTTCCACCTGTCCAACAAAGTGTATAAACATTTGCTCTGCCTGATGGGCATACGGTTGTAGACACTGATGCAATTCCAGTCGTGCTTCTTGCTGGGTCGCAATCTGAACATGGTGAAGAGCCACAGTTATTGTTTGATGGAGAGCAAGTAGGAGCTGTTGTAGGACCACCACCGCCAACACAGGTAGCAGTGGCTGAAACAGTTTGAGTTAAAGAAAAACCAGTTTGATTAGTTCCACTGTAAATTACTACAGTAAAAGTATAAGGAGTGTCGCACGATATCCCACTAACAAAACCGTTTGCTGATGAGCCGTTACCACTTGCTCCAGACCCAAGTGGTCCAGACCAACTGTAAGACTGTGTAGAAGCATTACCAGCAAAAGAAAGTGAAACGCCATAAATACCTGAACTAATACCGACGCTTCCACTTCCAGTTATGGAGTTAAAAGCAAGAGGATTAGAGATAGCACCGCCACCGCTTGGAGGAGGTGGGGGTGGAGGAGGGGGAGCGGGTGCTGTAGGAATAACAGTGCCTGAAGCTGTTGAGTCTAAACCAGTACCGTTTTCGTTAGTAGCTTTTACAGTGAAGTTATAGGTAGTTCCAACTGTTCCAGTAAAAGAATATGTTGTAGATGTGGTATTTGTAACTATAGGACTTCCAACGGTTGGAGTAATGGTGTAGCTGGTTATTGGCTTACCACCATTAGCAGGGGCTACCCAGTTTAGAGTTATACCACCACCGTTACCAAGATTAATAGCAGTTAAAGAGGTAGGACGTCCTGGAACTGTTGTTGCGGTATCTGGTCCAACTTCAGGAGAGTCATCAGAATCAAAAACCGCATTTCTTGCTTTAATTTTGTACCTGTATTTAACACCAGATTTTAAACCAGTAAGAACAAAAGAAGCTAAGTTAGATACTGTTGCAGTTACTGTTTCATTGGTTTCTGATACAGCAGTTACTACATATTCAATGATGGGAAGTTTTCCATCAAAATTTGTTGGATTAAATGTTAAAAAGGTAGCGCCGTTATCAAAGTCTCTGTTAGAACCAGAATCTGAGCGCGACGCAACAGAAGGAGGTAGTGGTGGAACCTTCTTCTGGGAATCAGATAATCCAGGATAAATTGGCATTAAGCACTCAAATCACCAGATAGCCACCAGGTATTTGCTGCTACTTTTACTAAAGTAGCACCCGACCATCTAGCGCGGAGTTTTAGGCCAGGAGTTGCGTTAACACTAGCAGGGGATGTTGCTGAAAAAACTACATTTCCAGCTTCTCCTCGAACAACGTTAATTTGAGAACCTACTGGAAGGTTTACCGAGTCTGTTGGAACAGTAATAACTAAATCTACGCTTACATTTGTATTAACGCAGTAAAACAGTTTATTTTTATCTGTAGAAGCCAAAGTAAAGCTTTGGTTTTTCTGTTCTACCGTAGCGTCTGCTGGTACCGCGGAAACTTGTCCTTGAATGTTGGCTGCAAGTGTTTTTCCTGTAAAAGTACCATCGGGGGTAACTCCAGCAATGATTTCATTACCAGAACCTTGGAACTCTAGGAGATTTGCTGTTTGATTAAGCGCTCCTTGTACAACAAGGGCTCTATTAGTTGCTGACCCAGCCTGAACCTTGTTAGATTGAGGTCCATCAGCAATTTTTCTTACATATTGAGTGTGTGAGTCTGCAACAACGCCAGTTTCTATGTTAGCAATGCGTGCAGATACGGTTGCAAAGGAGGTTGACGCTCCATTAAAGGTGCTAGATGGGTTTGGAGTAGTAGACTGCTGAGGATTAAGCCCAAGAATTGACTCAATAGCAACAACTTCTTCTTGCAGAGCGTTAGGGTGACCCGCATCAACAGTATCAACAACGTTTTGCTTAGTTGTAAATGGACGTACTTGATTAGGATATGAAGCTGGCATTATGTACCTTTCAGTTCTGACTTTCCCCGTTAGGGCCTCTACCAGGGGTATTCCAAGTTGCTATGCTTGGGCTCTCATTAACGTTTTGTGGTAATTCTCTAAGACCAAACCTAGAATCGATTACAGTTTTAGGTTGTATGACGGCATTACTAAATTCATAGCCTCTCATGGCGTCCAACCCTCATTTCTACTCCACTGTTTAGACATTGTAGTAGCCCCTTTTATTGGGGACATCACATAAGTACGTCTATCTCGCTCTTCACGAGCGCCTTTTCTTGCTTTTTTAGTTGTTATGCGTGCTGCAATAGAGCCTTTTGCTCTAGGAATACCGTCGTTATGCATTTTTCTTCTTTTTTGGTGTCTTTGGTTGGAATGTTGGCTCAATAATGCTTGTAGGTTTGCCAAAATCTGGACCTTCATCCAGTTGAACTGCGGGGGTGGCCTTAAATACCCGTTGCATTCCTGGTGTTTTTTCTTTTTTAGGTCCTTTTGGTTTACTTTTAGTAGTTTTAGAAGTTGGTTTTGGTGCGGGAAGCGCTGGAGTCGTACGTTTACGCTCTCTAACAGGCTGCGCTGGTCTTTCAGACTTAACAAACTGACGGCTTTGGGTAGGTGCTGGCTTTCCTGAACCTGGCTTTACCTCTTCAACGTCAATTACATCGCTATCATCACGTTTTTGAGTATTTCGGCTTTTATCGCCTTCAAGGATGCGTGAAACTCTAGCAGCGGTAACTGCGCTAAGTATCTTTTTTCCTTTACCTTTTTTTCCAGACTTGACTGAAGATACGGCTTTTGCTCGCAACTGGGTATCGGAGGCGCTTCTAGCTGCTTTCATACTCTGATTGTAGGTGTTTCTCTTCGCATTGTCGGGCTAAGTCAGGGACCACGTACCTTTTATCGCATAAAGCGCAAGTCCAGCGTTTTAAACGCTCTTTATCATCCACGTTCTGCCCACCACATTCCAAGGATAGTAACCGTAACTAAAGTTACAAGAAACACCCCTTGGAATGTGAGGTGGGTCAGAAAGTACATTACTTACCGCAGGTTGGGCACTTAGCTGCTGCTGGAGCTGCTGCTCCTGCTGCCTTGAACTTTGGACGACCAAAGCCGACGATAGAAATCATCTCTCCAGCCTTATTCTTCTTAAATGCACGGAGCTTTTTAGAAACCTGACCACCATTACGCTGGCTGCCCTTCTTATCTGGGCTAGTGTTTCCTTCGATGCACCAAACTGTGCCGTCGCCATTGTCTTTAATAACAATACCAACGTGTGAGATTCTATCGACGCCATCTGATGGGAAATCAAAATAGGCGATATCTCCTGGCTCTGGGTCTGCGATGTCCCCATCAATCCATGCGCCAGCCTTCTTAAATGCTGCTGCGCCACCTGGTGTGTAAACGGTATTAGGTACCTTTACACCAGCTTCGTTAGCGCACCACATAACAAAAGAACCGCACCATGGCTGAAAGTTAGCCTTGGTAAAAGCGCCGTACTTTGTCTCATTATCTTTAGGACCTTCAATGGTTCCTAGTTCTGCTGTAGCGACTTCAATTAAACGTGCCGCTGTGCCTTGGTCTGCCATTAGTTGTCCTCCTTATCCCAATCTTCATCGATTGGATGTTCTTCTGGAACCTGTCCATCTGGCTTAGATGTAGCAGCCGCATAGCTAACTGCACCTGTAGCAGCAATGGTGATGTTTTGACCATTTTGCTTAGCTTCTACCTGAAGGTCAGCTGCGCTCTTAGCTTTTGTATCAACTGCAGCAAATGCAGCGTTAATTTCATCAAGGTCAAGTTTGCCGTCATTCATAAAGCCACGTGCTAGCTTCTCTACGACTGCGGCAACAGCGGTAAGACCTGCAACGGTAACAGCCGTAATAGTGTCTACGCCAGCAATTGCTCCAGCACCAATAACAGAAAGGCCGCTAGCTGCAAAAGTAGCGACGATTCTTAAAATAATATTACCTAGGGATTTCATTAGTCCTCATCTTTCGGGTTACGGATTGGATATGTAACTGCCCAAGCACCAAGGCTGAACAAGATTGCATAACCAACCACTGTCTTAGCGCTACCGTCTAAGACGACCCATGCAATGAACATACCTAGAAGTGTCCAGGTTTGGTCAATGAAATCTTTTAATAACTTCTTCATGGTCTCCGTCTCCTAACGGCCTTACTTTCTCCAGAAGAGGCTCCTCCTCCTCCAGAACTGCCTCCCCCTGTTGGGGCAGAGCCACCAGTTGTTGCACCAATAGCATTAAGAGCCGCTCCTGCTGCTACGACAGTTGCAACCACCATTTTGGTTGCTTCTTCACGTTCTGCGGGAGACATATCAGCACCGATAGAACCGAGTGCTAAAAGGACCTGACCTGGGTCATCGAATATTGCGCCTAATAGTTCAGCGGGGTCTTCGAGCAATACGAGGGCCGCTGCTACTTGTGCTTCAATTATAACGGGATTACCGTTCTCATCAGTACGAACGTTAACTGGGGTCTCAGGAGGTAGGTCTGAATAGGTTAGACCAGCCTCTTTAAGAGTATCTGCGCTTATAGCCTCCCCTGGAGCTAAGTTAGAAACCAGCGCCTCCACCACTGCGGCTTTCTCTTCAGCAGTTAGTTTGCCGTCGGCAAGTGCTTCACTAATAACAGCTTCTGGTGTACTATCAGAGGATGTTTCTTGTGACTGATTATCTTGCTCTGTGTTTGGCGACTCTGGCGTTGGTTGTTCTTCGTTATTATTCGAAGTCTGAGAGTCGTCAGTTCCGTCGGTTTGTGAATTGTCTGACTGGTCTGAACCTGGGTCTGTGGGCTGCGGTTCTTCTGTTGAGTCTGTAGGAGGTTCTTGTGAAGTATCAGTTGTCTCATCTGTTGGCGCAGGTGCGTCATCATCAGAGGATTCAGTTGGAGTCTCAGGGTCAGTATCAGGAGTGGACGATTCCTCTTGAGAAGGCTCTTGTGAAGGCTCTTGAAGATTTGTCTCTTCAGGAGAAGAAGGTTCAGGATTCTGATTGGTTGTCTCAGGGTCCGTTGGTGGAGTTGTAGATGGACTTTGCGAATCTGTCTGAGGAGGAGTGGTTGAAGCACCGTCAGAAGGAGACGTTGGAGTACTTGGATTTGATGGCGCAGTTGGCGTTGAAGAAGAAGCAGCTTGTTGAGCAGCAGCTTCAGCAGCAGCGCGAGCAGCAGCCTCAGCAGCAGCAGCCTGAGCAGCCGCAGCAGCCTGAGCCTCCGCTTCAATACGAGAGCTCGTAC